TTTGACCCCAATAACTTGAATAATTGTTGGGTCAGTAAAGCCAGTATCTATTGAAAATATAAGTGCATCCTGCCCTTTTATCGGGTGTAGTTTCAGCACTTCTTCGAATTTTTTACCTTTAAGTTTATCATTGTTTGAAAAACGGTAGCCGTAAAAGTCAAACGGTTCGACCACGAACGCATCTCTTGGGATAACCTGAAACGACGCAGAACCATGTCTACCGAGTACGAGTTGCTGGAAAATATCTTCCTCCATTCCTCCATACTTACGTAAACTATCGTTCCAATCATCTAGGGTAAAGTAGGGATTATTCGGTGATGGTATTCTATATTTTTTATATTTAGGCCTGCGAATATCAAGGTCATACAGAGTACTGTTGCGAAGACCATTTGGTACGCCACAATAGATTTCCTGTACTTTTGGTTCCCAGCTATTTAGTGTAGGCTGTAGCTGATTAAATGCTGTCATAGGAAACAACTGCATTTCGTCACCAGCAATTTTTGGAATATGTAAACCAACCAAGTTATTACTCTCACGAGAACCAGCAATACGTGCGTAAAATCGATGATTACGGTCACCAAACTTAAAGTCAAGTGTACCCTTTGAACGATTTACGTTATTACTTAAGAACTCCTTCAGAAGAACTGAGTTGTTAAACTTCAAAATAATCCTATCAAGTAGCGGGGTCAGCTGGCTTGTATTTGGTGTTACAAGGAGCTGTTCCGACGTTTTTGGGAACTCAATGTCGTTATTCACAATCTGATAGGTGAGTAGGTCTTCAATGATAACTGAGTTATGTACTACAACATAGTCGCTGATATAGGTTTCATCTGTGTAGACCGATACTGCATATGTAGGCATATTATATGTGCGGGAAGCTTTCTGTGTGATAGGCTCCCAACGAATTAACGGTAGATTATCCTCTTCTTCAGAGTTGATAGTCACTTTAACTCCGGGCAACTTAAATGTTTTCCAGAATCGAGTAGCATTCACTTTGTCAAGAGTCTCAAGACGCCACATAGAATCATCAATACTATAGTCGTGCTTCTCATCTTTCTTTACTCCCAAGGGACTGAGCTTCATGCTAATACCAAAGTATAGTAGAATTTCTTGAAAATCCTCTGCATACGTTTTATTGAACACATCTAGAATTACTTTTTCTCTGGATAAACTTCCGTATTGAGCAAATACTGCCTCAAGAAATACTGTAATGTTCTCCAGTTTTTCTGATTTCAGCCAGTCAAGCCGTGGATTTCTACGATTTCTTGGGCCAAGCACGCCGGTCTCTCTCCATAATTGTAAAAGGTAATGACGATTCTGACCAGTCTTGATGCGCTCCATATAATATTTGCCCTCATCTTTTGTAATAGTGAGGAACATGTTCTTAGCAATAAATTCAAATTCTTCGGCTATTTGATTAAATCGTGGTTTAATTGCCATATGGCCAGTTAGACGAAGTTTATTCAAGGCATCATAACCCATAAGGCGAAGTTCAAACCAGGAGAAAGCATCCTGTACGCAGTGGTCTGTCGGGAGAATATTTGTTACGGCAATCAAATCGCCTATCTTTAAGTCACCGGCTACAACGAATCCATTCGGTGTAAATATTGGGTGATTATATGTGCACTCAACAGAGTGTCCTGAGGATGTAAAATAACGATGTACTTTTGTCCATTTATCTTTTGTAATAACCGCCCGTCGTTGTTTAAATGTACCTTCAGTTGTGTAGGCGTAGGTTAAGAACGAGCGTCCCTTTTTCTTCAGCAATTCGCTAATAGTTTTAAATCCGTTTGTTGTGTAGATTCGTGCGGTCTGTACTTGACACTTACCAATAGAACGACCCCCAGTGATAACAATGTGCTTATTCTGGTCAGTTAAAATTTCTTTTTGATATGGTCTGTGTGAAAATTCATCAGCCGGCCAATTACTTGTATTCATATCGCCGTTATTTGTAGAGCGGAGAAATTCGCTAAGCCACACCGGGTCTTCAATAACCTCTAGTAAACTAAGTTCTGAATCATCAAGCTTCTTCTGTAGTGCCATTGTCATCCTCCAGAATAAACATCTCTTCTTCACTTTCTACTTCAGGCTGGTCAGTATCCTTAGTTGGTTGCAAAACTTCGTAAAGATACTGTTTTCTCCATTTATAGTCTTTGATATCAAAAAATACTCCTTCAGATTCAGCCTTGCGAGTCATTGTAATTCTTTTGCTACATTGACTACACTGGGTCTCAAAATGAAATGCAGTATGTTCCATTACGGGAGCAAATCGAGCAACAAGTACTTTACAGTCCGGGCAAAATACTTTAATAAGTCTTTTTTCTAAAAAGTTTTGCGCTGTTATTTTTAAATTAGTTATATACGAAGCGACACTGTCACTGTTCTCTGATTTTCTAGTCTTCCGGTCAAGTGCCAGGGCTCGTTCAATTTGAAGATTACGTTCAATTAAATCACGCATTGCATTACCTATTTTCTGGATTGACTCTATATTTTCAAGTGCGCCATCCTCAGTCATAGATAAAAGTTCCGCTTGAAATCTTTCGACAATAACTTGATTGTTAATAAGCATATCCAAGTTAGCCCTGTCATTTGGAGAATTTAATGTTTCCAAGTCATACTTGCTGCTGTAATCACCAAGAATTTCTTGAAACCTTGTTTTCTTAACCATGATTCTCCCCTTAAAACAAAATTAATGGGGTAGTTTAGGAGGAATCTTCACCAAAGTCTGGCGAAACTCTACATAAACTACCCCTCTATTAATATACCCTATTAATATGTCAGCGAACTGGGCAGGCACCACCGACACAATCCGGGTCAAACTCGTCTTCTTCTACCTGAGCAGATTCTCTACGAAGCAACTCATCGGTAATTGTCTTCCATGTAATATGGTCGATATCTGTTTTACGAATCAAATACTCACTCTCGACAATTTCTTCGTAAGGCATCAGTGGATAAGCTCCCGTATGCTTTGGTAAGAATGAGACACCAACATAATCATCCCAATTTTCAAGAATCACTTTAATAAGTTCTTCTACTTCCTCGGGATTAAATGTAATAGTAATTGACGTATTATGGTCAGTCCAGTATTTTTGAAGAATTAGGTACCGATGAAGTTGAGCAATGGCCGTTTCATCATTACCAGATTTCTTTGCAGATGTCTTAATTGGGAACTCAATAACCCAAGTCTGCGCCTTGTCAAGAACCTGCATACGCTCAAAGTTACTGAGCTTACGGAATTCTTCAGGACGCATAGTGTTTGCTTCTGGATATACTGGATAACCAACTGCAAGCATCGTCTTTGCCAGTGGGTCAAAGCTTGAGATACGAACTCGGCGGATATAGTACGGTGCGTAGGAAGCATGAGCTCCTGAAGACACTGTAGGTAGTTGCGCGATGGTTCCGCTCGGCTTTATTGTGGTCACAAGCAACGGAGCCGCAATACGCATTTCTGACGCATACGATTTTGCCTCATCATTTGCAACTTGATTGACTAGGTCAAGGAAGAAACTTAACTTCATCTCATCAAATCTACCGCCGTCAATATGACTTGCATGAAGGATAGGAACTACTGAAGTAGATACTGTTGTATCAACACCAAGAGCATCCATTGCCTCTACATAACCTGTGAACGAAACACCAGTCAAGCGGTCACGTTTCTGCACTATATCCCAATGAGGAAGTTCTAATGTCACGTTAGTCATACGTAGTCCAACACGAGTAGCTAGTTTAATTGCTTGCGAAAACTTGTGCATATCAAACAGTTTCTCACCCTTAACCTCAGTTACGTAAGCCGCTACATTAACTTCGCTAAGATTACATACGCCATTATCTGCAAGAAGAATTTCAGCACACGGATTAGTTCCTGCATAATAAGGTCGGCGACTTGATGCCGCTTGCGCATTAACAAACCCGGGCTCACCATTGTTGATAACTCGGTTAAAGATATCCTTCAACTGAGCGACCGTAGGCTTTTCTGTAAAGTAGACTGAGTTGTTACTCATTGAGCGATAGGTAAACTCTGCTTTGTCTGGGTTAGACCAGAGGTCAACCTTGGCGTCCATGATTTCCTTGTCATCAACTGAGAATAGCGTAATCTCACTAGACCGACGAACACCACCAACAACGACACAAGAGCCAATAATATTCATGATATCCATTGCCTGCATTGTGTTCATACGGATAGTTCCTCGACACATAACCCGATGAATCTGCTTAAACATATCACGGAGTGCAGTATGACCTGAAGCTCGACCACCAAATGTTTTCAGCTTTTCACCTTGAGGACGAACACTGTCATAGTTAATCATAATTGACTCAACAGGCTCTCCATTTGACAACGCCTCTAGGTAAATACGAAGCGCATCGACCCAGCCCTCTTTCGAGTCACCAACCACAATATAGACAGAGCCAGATTCTCGGTATACCTGGGTTACTTCAATCCGGTCTTCTTTATTTGGTTTTGGATGATATGGTTTGTGCGCTACAACTGCTTTAGTATTAATGTCGGGCAGCTGAATAACATCAGTGGGAAGAACTCGAAAGCCAACACCAGTACCGAGCATCATCAAATAGAACGCATCGACAAATGCCTCGAGGCTATCTACAACTGTAAATGAACAATTAAAGTTACTTAGCGGAAATTTTTTAGCAGCATCTGTCCCACCAATCCACATTGTTCGGCCCGCAGTAAACAACCGCAAGTTAAACATTTCATCAAAAAGGTGTTCCGCTTCCGACTGAAGTTCTTCAAAAGATGCCGGACCGTTGTACAGACTCATGCTATACTCAACAACACGCTGACAGGTTTCTTTCCAATGCTCTCTCCGACCCTTGGCCTCATTGAATCGTGAATAAGTTCGCAAATATACAAACTGACCAAGGATGCTATTCCATTTCGGATTATCTGGATACTTATCCAAAAACTTATTCCACAAAAAATTCAAAGGTTTAAGACTCATTCATCATTCTCCTGTTTAATATTATATTTATTTGATGCTCGCACAGAATCAACGAAAGTGTACGTGCTAAGTAGTTCCTTAGCTGCGGTAAAATTACGCATATTATTAACGTACAGTATCATCATACTGTGTACTTTTTGACTGAATTGAGTTGGTTCTTCAAAACTATAAGGGACTGTAAGCGTATAAAACTCACAGTCCTCTTTTTCTTGAGAAGCCACTGAAAAATTAAGTGCAAAAGAGCATGTAGAATCATTAAAAACCCACTCATTTACAGTAAATTTATGTCTCTCCACTATCGGTTGTCCCCACTCCCCTTAATCATATTTCGCTGTTGACGACTTTTAATTTTCATAAAATTATCATGAAAGATACTGCTAAGTGAAATACCTAAATCATCTGCAATAGCTGTGACATACCAGAGAACATCTCCAAGTTCTGCCACGATATCATCAAATCGTTCTTGTGTTAATTGACCCTCGTCGTCACGCATTAACTTTTTAATTTTACCCGCAACTTCCCCAGCCTCATTGACTAGTCCAAGAACTGGATACACAAGATGGTATTCTTTATCGTAGACTTTAGTACTACGGACAAACATCTGATACTCGTCAAGAGTTTGAAATTGTTCCTGACTACCCTGTTCTTCTGTCATATTATTTACCCCACTTACCCTTTCTTAGAATCATAGTAATTATAGCATAGTTTGCCAAATCAAGCAAGGTGTCATCGATAGACTCATTCTTCGGGTCTTTATACGCCGTAAATTTACCTGTGCCAATGTCAAACCCCATAAGATTCATTAGCCGCGCTGTCTTATCCCATAGGCGAGTGATAGCTCCAAGTTCACCAGTACCACGCATATTCCACGGGGAGTAATCCTCCATCTTCATTTTATAGGTAGCGAGCATATTAGTAACAATCTCTTCAAAAGCCTCTGTTTGCTGCGGATACTTATCTGTTTCTACATAAGCTGTTTTCTTTTCTTCAAAAGGAATTTTAATTTGTTTAGAACTTTCTTCAGTTTTCTTAATAAGTTCTCTTACCTCATCACTAATAAAATAATCACTC